CACCAACTTCAGTTTTTAGTCGTCTTAATACCAAATTTTTGGTCATTACTCGTAATTCATCCAAATTACTATGACCATTGGTATTCCATATGTATCTGCCATTGACTTTAAATCTGAAACCCTTACAATATCTTTTAACATAATGTTGCCAATTCGACGCAACGGGAGATCCTACTATTTCTAAGATGTTGAAGTAGTTCATTGGCCTTGAAGTCATCGGAGTACCTGTTAACAACCATACTCTAGGTATGGTTTTGAGTAGGTCATTCATTAACTTTGTACGCTTGGCCTCGGTATGTGATATCATATGAGCCTCATCAATTATAGCTAAGTCAAATTTTTCATTAACTAATAACTTCAAGTCATCACTCACTTCTTCTTCCATATTCTTCTCATCTTTCTCGGTTATGTGGAAATTTTTAAGAATATCGTAGTTTATAATATAATATTTAAAGGTTGACCCCCATTTTCGACCCTCAACTATCAGAATTTTTTCATCTGAATAGTTTTTTATCTCTTTTCGCCAATTGAGTTTAAGGGATGCGGGACAAACAACAAGAACTTTCTTCGCTTCTACTTCTAATGATGCAATAATGGCGCTTGTGGTTTTTCCCAATCCCATATCATCAGCTAAAATAAACCTATCATTAGCCACGAGTTTTTCAATAGCGGGTATTTGATATTCCTTTGGTGGCCGATGGTCATATTTAGAATAATCTATAATGCGTTTTAACTTTTTTTCTGATGGCACAATCGCACCTTTTGGTATCCATATGGAGTGATTTTGTTCGGTATCAAAATATTTACCCCAGATATGAAATGCTTTATCTGATTCACATAATAACTTCTCGCACCATATTTTTTCAATGGTTTTTGTGAATAATTTTTCTTCTTTTAATTTTTGTCCAAATGATGTGGTAATGTCAATGTATTTTCTGGCAACTTTAGGGGTTATCTTATTGTATTTTAATACATAATCAGCTTGTGGGCGTGTTAAATTGAAGCTCTTATTATTTAAAAACCTGGTTCTCCATTCTATCAATTGATTGTTAGCACCTTCATATGTTGATAGAATGTTTCTTGCCTCTATTTCGGGAATCTTTGTCTCCATATATAAATTATAACTTAATATACATAATTAGATTGGAAAACTAAAGTATTTATACATATGGAAAGCAAGTTGCCTATAACGAGGCTGAGCAAATTTTTCTCGGAAGATGATTTCGACCTTCACATACAGTTAGGTCAGGAATATCTTCATGGAGATCTTAATATGACTCTCGTTCTTTATCGGGTCGATAGAACACGATCTGAGACTGATGACGTTTATGGAGAATCAGGAAAAGATCATATTAGTGTATTACCACCTGTTGAATTTAATGGACTGGTAAAAATAGTTGAACCTGAAAACAAGTCGTATAAAACAGGTCTTTTAAGATTTCTTGAGCCTGGTAATATGACGGTGTCTGTTTATATAAAACAATTAGAGGATTTAAAGATCGATATAAGGTTTGGTGACTATATCGGATATCCTGATAGTGAAAATAGAGTGAGGTATTATACTGTCTCAAATGATGGAAAAGTTACTGCGGATAACAAACACCACCATTTTGGATATAAACCATCATATAGAACAATAATTTGTGTACCGACACAAGAAAACGAATTTAGAGGAATTTAAATGACATACCCTAGAAAAAACGATATTTCTGTTTATACTCAAAAGGAAATTCTAGATAGAAGGCAAGAACTATTGGATAGAATAACCAAATCTGACTCCTATATGCCCGATCCCGTCTTACACGATGATTTGGATATGGGAATGTTAGAGTTCGTTAAAACGAATCTAAAGGTCATTTCTAACGGTGAACAGATTCCGATTATTCCGAAAATTTTAACAATACAAAGATGGAGCGAGATCTCCAATAACTGGACATTTGCTGATGAAGATGGAAATATGAAAGTTCCATTTATTGGAATTATACGAAGACCAGATGTTCAGCCCGGAACGAATCCTGTTATTCAACGAACTATTCCCGATAGAAGAACATTTCATTATGCTACAGTTCCAACATGGAACGGTACGCAAATGGGGGCGGATGTTTATAAAATGCCGCAGCCAGTTGCCATTGATATTAGTTTCGAGGTGACACTTGTTTGTAATCAATTCAGAGATTTAAATAGATTTAATAAAATCGTATTACAGAAGTTTTCATCCAGACAGGCATATACCACAGTAAAGGGACATTATATTCCAATTGTTATGGATAAAATTAGTGATAGTTCACCAATTGACGCATTAGAAAATCGTAGATTTTATGTTCAAACATATGATTTTACTATGTTGGGATTTTTAATCGACCCTGAAGAGTTTGAGGTTAAACCCGCAATAAGTAGATTGTTTTTATTACATGAATTTATAGATACAAAAAACTACGAGAAGAAATTTATTAATTCAACGATTGATATTAAAACCGTTGTAATTACGGCTGACGGCACACAGACAGTATTTAGTGTTGGTGAAAAAATAACACAATTGTTTATTGTTTCAAAAAACGGTCAGGTTCAAAGACCTGATATTGATTATTTTTGGTTGGGACAAACATCGAGAATTACTTTTGTTATTGCCCCATCCCCTGGTGATAAGATAATGATTTCCTATTACGCTGGTAGAAGTAATGTTTTTCAAGATGCTTATGGTAACTTATTACACTTTGAATATCAAAATTTTACATATAACGAAGGTGATTATACATTCGATGTGGGTGATGTGATAAATAGTGTTATATACGTCACTGCTAATGGTCTTGTTCAAATAGAGGATGTTGGGTATACCTTTACGGGCAGCATCGTGACATTGCTTGATCCTTATAGTCAATTAATAGATCAGGATTCAATCATAATTGCATATCTGAGATAACATATATTATTCTCCATATATGTCTTTCTTCTTTTGAACCCTATTGATTTCATCGATCCATTTTTCAACAACTCGATACATTTTTAATCCGTTTTTTTCACAATGGGATTTAAGAATTTCGTGATGTTTCTCGCTGATCTTGATATTTTTACTCTTATTTTTCATACTAATAGATAAATAAGGAGAAAAAAGGATAAATTACTATCTTTTAAATTTTTTATTCACAAATCTTTGGGAAAAACAAAGATATTTATGATAAATAAGAATAAAATAAATAATTAACATAATAATCAATGGGAAATTCAAACAGAGTATTCGTTTCTCCAGGTGTATACACATCTGAGAAAGATTTAACATTTGTAGCACAAAGCGTTGGTGTTACAACATTAGGGTTAGTTGGGGAGACACTTAAAGGCCCAGCTTTCGAACCTATATTAATAACTAATTTTGATGAGTTCAAAACATATTTTGGACCAACATCACCTGAAAAGGATGGTAGTTCGGCTAAAAATCCAAAATATGAACTTCCATATGTGGCTAAGGCTTATTTACAAGAATCAAATCAATTATTTGTAACAAGAGTACTTGGTTTAACTGGTTATAAACCCGTAACAACTTTCGGTATCTCAACATTGGGGGGTATTAGTTATACTGTGGATTCGTTAGGAACAACTCTTAATGAAAGTGGAATAGAACCATCTGGACTGACTGCTAGTAGTTTTTACGCTGAATTATCAGGAAAAACTGCAACAACGGGAGATAGTGTAACTGACTGGATAGCAGCACAGTCATATACATCGGATGGACAATGGTTTACAATTGGTCTGGTTGACCCTGATGTTTTATCTTCACAAAATGGTACTGAAATGGTCGGTCCTATTGGCGACACCATAGGATTTACGTGGTCTAATTATTATACCAATATAACAGGAGCAAGTGTAACCGAAATATATTCTTATATTTTTGTATATAACATAGCGGGAACATTTACTATATCACGATTTCCTTATGAGGACGCCGCAGTAAATAATTATGATGGTTTAGTTGTTGCGGCTTTGAGACCGAGAGGACATTATTCAAGTCCTTCTTCATTAACATTAGAGGTGACAACAGATGGTAATGTTACATTAACATCAACTTCTCTTGAAAGTGATCCGATGGGCGAGTTTACAATTAATATCGTTAAAGAAGACGCCGATACGAGAACATTCACATGTTCTTTAGATCAAACATCATCACATTATCTATCGAAAGTATTAGGAGTGGATGTTTATGATAAGAATTATAGTGATTATCCTCTTTATGTATACGAATCATATCCAAATTTGGTTAGCGCTCTTGCAGATCGTGGATTAATTAGAGGTTTAAGTTTGGATGTTGTATACCACGCGAATGAAGATGACTTCTTGAGGGAGTGGGACACCCCAGCATCACCAATGGTTGTTTCTGAAGTACGTGGTGGAAAAGTTGATGAATTATTCCAGGTTCTTACTATTCCTGATGGTGAGTCAGCAAACTATTCAGTTAAAATAATGATTCAGAATATTGATCTTGAAACAGGCGAATTTGATTTGTTAGTTCGTGATTTTAATGACGAAGACGATAACCAAGTTGTACTTGAAAAATACAGTAGATGTACAATGAACCCTGAATTACCAGGATATGTGGCTTTAAAAGTTGGTACATCAGATACCAAATATGAATTGAGGTCAAAATACATTATGCTGGCGATGAATGATGAACATCCAACGGACGCAGTTCCCGCAGGATTTAAAGGTTTTGTTGCTGATACAATTCCAAATTTAATCTTAGGTAATATAATGTATAAAACATCGTATTACACCGCTGGAGATGTTGTTACATATACCAATGGCGAACCAGATGATTTACCAACAGACAAAGTTAAAAAGGTTTCTTTAGGTCTTTCATCACAAATGGGATTTGATAGTGACCTGTTTAAATACAAAGGACAGAATGCCAGCACAACAACAACTGGATTCCACTTATCCGCAAATGCTGCAACAATAACTGGTGGTACAATTACAGGATTTATGTATGATTGTACTCCTTATGATTTAGAAGGAACCGATAAAGGAATGTTAGCGACCGCATCATATCGTAAATTTACCTTCGCTGTGTGTGGTGGTTTTGATGGTTGGGATATCTACAGAAATGTGAAAACAAATAGTGACGCATACATCTTTGGAAAAACAACTTATGTTAATAACTGGGACACTAATGGCGGAGTATTTAGTCATCATGTTGGAAATTCTGACTATTACGCATATCTTGCAGGTATTGAAACATTCGCTAATCCTGAAGCTGTTGATATTAATATCTTCGCAACACCTGGACTTAACTTCTATGATCATTCTTCCTTAACAGAACAAGCGATTGATATGGTAGAAACAGAAAGAGCGGATTCACTTTATATTATCTCTTCTCCAAATGTTGACACCGCCGATGAAATTATTGATATGATAGACACAATCGGATTGGACTCTAACTATTCAGCCGTATACTGGCCATGGATACAGGTTAGAGATAATGATAACTCAACACAACTATTCATCCCACCAACAGGGGAAGTTGTTAGAAACATAGCTTTAACTGACAACGTATCCTATCCTTGGTTCGCAGTAGCTGGATATTCAAGAGGACTTGTAAACGCTATTAAAGCGGTTAAAAAGTTGACCCTTGATGAAAGAGATGGTCTTTATAAGGCAAGAATTAACCCAATCGCAACATTCTCCGATACGGGTCCCATAATTTGGGGAAATAAAACACTTCAAGTTAGAGAATCAGCGTTAGATAGAATCAATGTAAGAAGATTACTCTTGAGAGCAAGAAAACTTATTTCAGCGGTTGCTGTTAGGTTACTTTTCGAACAGAATGACGAACAGGTAAGAAACGAATTCACAAGATTGGTTAATCCTATCCTCGAAGCAATCAAAAAAGAAAGAGGATTGTATGATTTCCGTCTGGTAGTTTCAAATGACCCTGAAGATATTGATCAAAATACTCTTAGGGGTAAAATTTACATAAAACCAACCAGAAGTCTCGAATTCATTGATATTGAGTTTATTATCACTCCGACAGGCGCTTCTTTTGAAAATATTTAATCATAAGTTGTTAATTTAAAGTCAGAAACCCCGAAAATTTGGGGTTTTTTGTTGTTTATTATTTTTATTTTATATATATTTATAAGAAGAGAAGTTCTTGTTAATAATATTAAAATTTTACCACTTATGAAAATAGAATTAAAATGTGAAAATTGTAATAAAATGTTTATTACTAATTTTAAACATCGAGATAAAAAATTTTGTAATAGAACATGCTATTTTGAATATGCCAGGAAAAATAATTTATTAGGTAACAAAAAAGACCCTTCTGTAAGAGAACAAAGGAT